TTTCCGAGATCAACTGTGTCCGATTGTTGGTGGTCGCTGGAATAACGGCACGGCTGCTGGAGTGTTTAGCTTGTCTTTGNATNNCGCTCGTGCGNNCAGTAACNNCTCTGTGGGTTTTCGCCTCGCCTGTTACTCTGTGTAACCGACCCCGCTAGGGCGTCGGCCCCACTTTTGTGGAACGACTTAGTGAAGATCTATATAAGTATATCATCGATCAAAGTATATGGTAACCAAAGATTTGGGGTTGCGTTTGTCCCAAATAGATATAGAACCGCGATATATTAGAGTTAATATCTTTTGAAATAAGTATTGATTTTAATATATCGCCTGCCGCGATTTTAGGACAAGGAGGCTATTATTGGTAAGAGATCCAGAAACAATGCTTTATCGAAAGTGTATCGAAATGATTAAGCTTCTTACGATTTATCTTAATCATTTTCCAAAGCATGAAAAGTATGCTTTGTGTACGCAAATTAAGAATAGTGCGTTATTAGTATTTGAGCTTATTGTTGAAGGAGAGAAGAAATATCAAAAGAAGTCTAGTTTAACAAATCTTGACATAGCTCATGAGAAGCTTAGAATGTATTTAAGATTAGCTTATGAACTCGGTTATTTTAGATTTAAAGATGGTAAGGAGAGTACTCAAGATGGTGAGAAAATAGAGATGCATCGTTTTCTCGCCATAACTAATCTTAATAATGAGCTAGGTAAGATGATTGGAGGTTGGATCAAGAAGTCTAAGGAAGATGGTACATATCGTTAATCTTTAAAGGGCAATCAACTAATATGTGTCCGATTGTTGGTGGTAACTGGAATAACAGCACGAATGCTGGAGTGTTTAACTTGAATTTGAATAACGCTCGTACGAACAGTAACAACAATGTGGGTTTTCGCCTCGACTTTTCTTCACACCTCAAAACGCGCAGTTAAAGCGTATAGTGGAGAATAGGGATTGGTTGTCCTAACTTATTGTTGAAATCTACTTATGATTTCTGTTTAGTAGATCTTTCGAATAACAGAAATTATTACTTATTTAGGATATGATATTTTGCCAAAAAGAATTGGTCATCTTTTTGAGAAAGCTTTTACGATTGAGAATATCTACGAAGCGTATTTGGATGCTCGTAAAGGTAAACAAAATAAGCAAGAAGTATTTCAGTTTGGAAACGATCTTGGATCTAATCTTCTGAATCTCCATAAACAAATACACGATAATACTTACGTTCCAGATCCATATTTTAGATTTATGGTAACGGAACCGAAAGAACGTGAAATACTAGCACCATCATTTCGAGATATAGTAGTTCAGCATGCGATTTATCGTGTAATTTATGATATTTTCAATAAGACTTTCATAAGTACTAGTTTCGCTTGTAGAAAAGGTTATGGTACACATAAGTGTTCTGATTGCGCTCAAAAGTATATGAGAAAGTGTGATTCAAACAGTTACTTCCTTCAGTTAGATATTCATCATTTCTTCGCTTCGATTGATCGTAATGTTCTTCGGAAATTAATCGAAAGAAAGATTAAAGATACGCGTTTTGTTAGTATTATGATGGTTTTTACCACAAGTGGAAAAGTTAAAGGACTTCCGATTGGTAATCTCTTAAGTCAGATCTATGCCTTGATCTATCTCAATCCTTTAGATCATTTTGTTAAAGAGAAACTTAAGATTAAGTATTATTGTAGATATGTAGATGACTTCGTTATTTTTGGATTAACTAGATCTATATGTCTAATAGTAAAGAAACAAATTGAAAATTTTCTTTGGTATTATCTAGATCTAAAATTATCGAAATATGTAATCTTTCGAATACGTCACGGTATTAACTATGTTGGATTTCGTACTTGGAAAAGTAAACGATTCATTCGTAAATATAGTTTTTACAAATTCTTCCGAAATCTCAAACGCTTTAAATATGATAGTGTTATGAGTATTCTTGCTCACTCATTAAGAACTCAAAGTTATAGATCTTTATGTGTAAATTTTTTCTTGAAACTAATCTTCAAAAGAGATCTCGCCGCCAAATGTCAAATATAATTGGTAAAACCCAAAATTTATATATTAAACAATATTTAGATAATCCTGATCACTTATATGTTTATCAAGATAATTTAAGTGATTATCTTACTCAAGCTATTATAGATGGTATTATTGAAGAATCAGATAGAAGTAATATGTATATTTGTAAATATGTATTAACTATTGATAGTATTGATTACTTATGTAGTTTATTAATTAAAAAATTAATAAATGGATATGAGATTTATGATGATTATTATATTTGGGTGCAAGAGCTGGCAAATGTAACTACTCATGTCATAGATGGTATTCTCGCTGAGAATTCGGATACGATTATTCATAGTATACCATACCAGTTAGTATACGATGATGAAGGTAATCCGTCGATTGAACTAGTCACTTCTTAATCGTCTATCTAGATCTTGCCGCCAAACAAAAAATATTTAGGAGATTTATTATGTCATTAACAGATAGTCAAATATTTGAATTAAATACTTATGGTAAATTATTAACAGGAAATGAATTAGAATTAGAATTAGCTAAATTACAAAGAATTAAGTTTTTAAAGAGTAAGTTTAGACCCAATTTAGAGGCTATTATAGGAGACACCCCAGATAATGTTGCAGATACCGTAAGAACTATTGTTATGGGTATGGCTATTATGATGGGGATTGAAACCAACCAAGATCTTATTGATGGTTATCAAGAATACATCGGTAATCTTTATGTTGGTTATGGTGGTGGAGAAAATATCTTATCCGTTATCGCTGGTACCGCGGTAGGATTACAGCAAGAAGTCGTCGCTGGTTATTTTGTTGCTAAAGCTATGATTGAAGCTAGTGACGACATTGACTATATTAATAGAATAGATTTATATGGTGTAGTTTCTGAATCTGATATGATGTAAGGAGATTTTATGAATAAAAAGATTTCAGAATATGATCCTTTGTCAGCACCAGCGTCAGGGGATACTTTATTTGTTTTAGATAGTGAAGATACTTCATTTGCACCAACCGGAACTCCAAAAAGAATGACTGTTGGTAATCTTATGGGATCTCCACGTCCAATTGGAGACGATGTTCCTTCAAGTATTAGTGCTGCGTCATTAAAGATTACTACGGGAGCATATGATGGAGCAACAATTACTACAGATGCTATTGGAAATTTATCATTTACAGATTTTAAAATTAGACGAAACGATATTGGTATTCCCGGATCTTATGGATTTGGAATAGGCATTTGTCCAGACGAGTCTCTTCCTAGTGGAATTGTTACTTTAGCTGGTTATGACGATCCAGTTCACGCTAATTACGGCAATTACATTCACACCGCCACCGGCTCCATCGTATGCTGGATACCGAAATTCTACTATCGTATCGCGCATGCGTCGAATCCAACTTACCCAGTACATTTACTAAATTCAATCGATGTCAAGTCTATTTATGATTTCGCTTCGGAAGCTCTCGCCAACGCTTCCGGGTATGCACTCCATCGAGCGTTTGTCGATGGTGGAGCTATTCAAGATGGCTTCTTCATAGACAAGCATACTAACAGCTCCGTCACTTATGGTTCTGGTACTGCGCCAGCATCTATTTCTCTTGGTAATCCTATCTCTACTCATGCAGTTCATAACCCAATCGCGTCACTCACTGCTGGAGCTCTTTACGGGAACATTTACGGCAACGCGCTTCATGTAGCAAAAGCAAGAGATGGAGTCAACGGCGCCATAAACACGTCATCTAACTGGCATTGTATGTCGATCTTTCAACACTCTGCTCTAGCACTCCTGTCTCTGGCACACGGACAAGCATCATCTTCTGCCGCAGCTTGTGCCTGGTACTCGACTACAGTCAACTTTCCTAAGGGTAACAATAATAACGCTCTCAAGGATACTGATGATACTACGGTAGTTTTCCAATCTGACGGTTATACCACTGGTGGAGCTAACTCTGCGAAAGTAGGTTCTGGATTTCCGTTTGCAAAGACTACGCATAATGGTCAGAACTGTGGTGTCGCGGATCTTAACGGCAATATGTGGAACGTAGCTATCGGTCTCACAGCTATTGTCTCTACTAAAACTATTACTGGCGCCACTCAAGCTAANCCGTGTGAAATCACTTCAGTAGGTCATGGTCTTGCTACTGGTAGAGTCATTCTTATCACAGCAGTAGTCGGTATGACTCAGCTTAACGATAAGATGTATACTATTACCGTTGGTGCTGATCCAGATAAGTTTACGCTCAACGGAGTAGATTCTTCAGCATATACCACGTATGGTTCTGCTGGTACTATTTCTTATGGCATTTATTACGCAGCGAAAGAGTCCACAGCGATGAAGACCTTTACCGCCAGTACTACCACTGCAACAGATCACTGGGGTGCAACTGGTGTTGCTGCACTCATGGAAGAGGTCTCTCCAGTATTCAATACAGTTGGTGGAGCTTCTATCAGTCAACGATTTGGATCATCTACTAATCAAGTGTTTTCTGGTGATACCACTCGCGCTAACAATGCGTATAAACTCACCGCTCTCGGTTTCCCAATGACCGCAAACTCAGTAGATACCACTGGTACTAATCTCTTCGGGAAAGACTATTTCTATCAATATTTCCGAGATCAATTGTGTCCGATTGTTGGTGGTA